GGAGATTAAATGAGTTCAACTTATTCAACTGGCTTACGAATAGAGCTACAAACATCAGGAGAAAATTCAGGTACCTGGGGTACTATTACGAATAACAATTTCTCTCAAGTGTTTGAGTTTGCTATTGCTGGTGTTTATTCTAAAGCAATTACTACAGGAACTTCAACCACACTAACAAACGGTGATGGCCCACAATCTCAAGCAAACAACGAAGCTAGACAAAATCAATTAATTTTAACAGGGACAGTTTCTACAACACACACTTTACAATTTCCAGCTACACAGAAAACTGTTGGTATTTATAATAACATTAGTGGTGGGGCGGATATATCTGCAAGATTAGGAGCTACAGGAAACACTGTTACAGTAACTAATGGTAAGTATAGATTATTAGCCACTGACGGAACTAACTGGTATGATATTTTTTCATTAGCTGGTTTAGGTGAAACTTGGCAAATTAAAACGGGTAACTATACAGCATCAGACGGAGACAATCTTTTTTGTGATACATCTGGTACTGATTTTACAATTACTTTACCTGCTTCTCCTTCAATTGGAAATCAAGTAAAAATCATTGACGCAGAGGGAACTTTTGGTACAAACAATTTAACAGTAGGTCGTAACTCACAAAAAATACAAGGAGCTACTTCAGACTTAACAATAAGCACTAATGGTGCGGGCATTGCTCTTGTTTATGTAAACGCGGACAATGGATGGAGGTTGAAATATAACGACTAATGGCTAACTTACAAGATATAATAAACAGAAGTGAAGTAGGCGCAATTAAGCCTTGGACTAAAGCTACAGCTCCAGACGGTTATTTATTATGTAATGGTGGTGCTGTATCAAGATCAACTTATGCAGATTTATTTGCTGTAGTTTCTACTACTTATGGTTCTGGTGATGGATCAACAACTTTCAACGTTCCTCAATTACAAGGTAAGATGCCACAAGGTTATGATGGTAACACATATAACTTAGCAGGAACTGGCGGTGCAAATACAGTTACTGTATCAGTAACTAATAACCAAGCAGCTACAAATGCTACGAACCAATCTGTAACAATGACAGGAAATATTTCTGATACATCATTGACAACTGCTCAATTAGCTAGTCACTATCATGGACAATGTAGTACACCTATAAACCAAATTGGTAATAGTCCTTTTCCTAGTTTCTCATATAACACAGGAGGTTCAAAATCTGGTCATAACTCACCACACAATGCAGGTTTTCAATGTACTCTTCACACTAGTGGACAATTCTTTCAAAGTTCTGGTTCAGGAACAGGTCATAATCATGGTCATAACTTATCTGGAACATTAACTGGTAATATTACAACAAGTTTAACTGGTTCAGTTACAGCAGCAGGAACAAATTCATTTTCACCTTTTGTGGTGGTTAACTATATTATAAAGCATTAGGAGATATTGATGGCAACACAAATAGTAATTTTAAATAACGATTATATTAGAGTTGATGATAAATTTCATATTCATTGGGTAGATAAAGGCAAAAATTGGAATAACTCTTGGCTGCCTAATACCATTCATGCTGTAATCTGGAATAATCTTACTGGTCAAAATCAAATACAAAACAAAGATGCTACAACAGGCGCAATGACTAGTAATAGTAATTTATCTGCTACGAGTGATGCTGTGGGGGCAACAACTATTGCTAATTTACTTACATGGGCAGAAACACGTAAAGGTCAAATAGAACAAGCTCAACAAGATTTTTATACTGACATAGCTAATGATGAAGCTAACAGTACAACAAACTCTCACGGAAAAAATTGGCCAGATTACGACTCTAATTATTCGTAAAAAGTATTTCTTATTTGTAAAACTTTTCTCTTTTTAGGTCCTGTTACAGGACATACTTTGTGTAATATTCCATTTTTAATAGCTAATATAGAATTAGGTTTAGGCGTACTAGCTAAAGGCATTCCTCTTTTTGTATCTATTAATGTTTCCCCTCCCCAGTTAGGAAGCCATTCATCCATGATATAAAAAGAATAACTTAGCGTGTAATGGCCGTCATTATGCCAATTAATACCTGAAAATTTATTATATTCATAATAACTAAAAGTAATTGAAGAATTAAACTGATATGGAATAAAAGAACAATTTATTAGTGTTTGTATTATTTCTTCAAATAATGGATCTATACATTTTTTTAATTTACCTTTTTCATACTCAAGAATATGATCTTTTGTTTGAATAACTTCATTCATTGTTGTTTGATTATTTTCTTTAAATAAATTTTTTTCCCAATTTTCATGAGAATTAGTAAGATCTAAATTAGAAAAATTAAAATTTGATACTTTTTTAAAATAATTGTCTTCTAAAAAATTTTCAATTATGATTGCACAGTCGTCAATGTTTGCAGAGATATGCATTATTTAAAACTTTTTTTACTCCAAAACATTTTTTTATATTTATCAATCCACTCACTGTTTATTAAATTCATTGTTTTAGAATGAAGTTTTTCTATATAAAAACCAGACCACATTTTCCATGATTCTCTTTTGAAAGGAATAACTTGAACCATAGGATCACCTTTTTTAATTATAAATTGTTCATTTTTTTTATGTAAAATAAAAGGAAAGTTAATTAAACTAATATATGTGTCTGTATCTACAATTCCTGCAATAATTTCAAATCTAGGCTCAAGTCTATTCATCGGTTTTATAAATAAACAACTATATCCTGGTGGTGTTTTAATTAACCATTTATTGTGAAACTTACCTGCATTTTTTCCTGCTACTTTTTTCCAAGCTGGAGGCAATTGTGTTTCATGATGATAACCAAAATCTTCTCTCCCTCTGTTTGCTGGGCTCACAGAAAAATCATCTTCTATAGAATCTACTAAATAATCTTGATCAAAAGGAATAATATAACCAGCAGTCATTGAATCTAAAAAAGGAATACATGTTTTAAGAGTTGGACTGTGAATATTACCATCAGTATGTCTTGCTAATTTTTTATATTCATCAGGAATAAATCTTGATGCAGGTTGAGGATGTGGCCATATATCAAGCATGTCTCTATTACTTGCACAAAATGTAATTTTTTTATTCATATTTTTGTATAAAATTAAAAGACATAGATCTTCTAATTTCTCCTTTTATTTTTGTTTTAAAAGGCATAACACAGTGTTGATGCCTAGCTTCAAAAATGTAAAAATGTCCTAGTTCAGGTTCCATCCACGTCATATTTGTACCATTAACATCTGTAAAACCTAACTGCCCGTCTTTAAATTTATGAGGATCTTTTACATCATTAATAAATTCTGGAACTTTTAAAAACATTACACTAGACCAACCTGTGTTATCATGATGTGTGTGAGGGGGATTATATTCCCCTTCTTTCATATCATTTATCCAACAACTTAAAATCTCTAGTTCTTTAGTTCCTTTAAATAAATTTACTTTATCTAATGTTTCAATATAATCATTCATACAATCTACAATGTGTTTAGCTATTTTTGTTTGTCCTATATGATGTGTAAACTCTTTTTCAGAATCTAACCTACCTGCTAATCTTGGACCAAAAGATTTAAGTTCTTCTCGATGTTTTTCATATTTAATATTTAAATCATCAATAGCCTCCAAAGGCATATCATATCTTTTAACTATTCTTCCGAACATTGATGTTGCTGCTGGTAAATTACTCATCTTCTGCTTGTTTCCATTTTATCCAAAATTGCACGCTAAATCTTTGTTCCAAAAAAGCTACATCTTTATCATCGACAGTGTGTAAAGGAGTAATTGCATGAGGTACATAAGAAGGAAAGACTATCATAAAATTATTTTTATTTTTAATTTTAATAATTTTACCATCTTCCATAAACATCATATCACCTCCAAGTAGTTTATCGCTTTTATTTAAAATTAAATTAAACGTAAATAAATTGTTTTTAGCAGAATCAGTATGCCAATTATAATAACCTTTATTATTGTAAGATATGACATGAATATCCCAAGCTAAATCTCTTTCTTTTCTACCTGTAAGAGTTAAAAAATTATACATGTTACATCCATTTTTTTCGGCATAAAAAGAAAACCCTTGATGTAAAAACCAATCAATTAACTTTTTAATATTTAAATTATATTCTGTATTGTCTTTATAACTAATCCAATAATCTAAAGCTTCACAGTCAGCCGTGTTTTTATTTTGTTTACCTCTATTTCCCCAATTAGGAATATTAAAAGATTTTCTACCATTTAAAAAATCTGTGTAAATATCATTAACAATATGATCTGGAATAAAATTTTCACAAGCAATAACACTAGATGACAAATTATAGTAATTCATTTTTGTTTTTTAATATTTATTTCGTTCCGTTTCATATGAAACAGACATGTTAGATGCATAAGTAATTCTTAAATTGTCTGTTAAATTAGCAGAAACTGAATGCATTGTTGAAGTAGGAAACATTAAAACATCGCCATTTTTTACATTAATTATTTTTGCAAAGTTTGTGAAAGAATTATTTTTATCATCTTTTTTTATTAAATTAAAAGAACTTTGTTTATGAAACATAAATTGTGCGTTACTTTTTTCAACATCTAAAAAATAAACTATTGATAAATGTCCAGGCAAATGAGCGTGAGGCACTGCAAAATTATTTTTTTTATACCAATTAATCCAAGCATCTAAAACTTTAATTTTAGGGGCATCGTAGTTCTGACTTTCAATTAAATGTGAAATTATTTTTTGTAATTCTTTTGTTAAATTAGCTACCGCAGGATATCTTAAATGAGAATCCCAAGCGGTTCTTTTTGCTTTAACATTACATTCATCATTAGGTTCTGTGTTAAAATCATGAATACTATTATCCTCTACTTTAACAATTTGTTTTATTTGTTCTAACCAATTTTCATGATTTGGCATTTTAAAATGAAAAACTTCATCGCTAAATATTTTAATAGTTTGTATATTTATCATTCTTTTTTCTGCCTCTTTCATAACATGAATTTACTGTCAAGAAAACAATTATAAAAAGATTACTTGATATATTCTGCACACATGTTTAAATTAGATCTCACCCAAAAATTATAAATCAAGGAGATATTATGGAAAATCAAGAAGTATTGAAGGCTATAGCTACCCTTGCTGATAAGGTGAGTCGTTACCACGAACGTTTATTAGCAGTGGAAAGAGACAATGAAAGATTACAAAAAGAATTATTAGAACATAAAAACGTGTCTCATATACACACAATTCAAGGTAAGCCACATAACTCTGATGCGACTGTTATGGTAACAGGTTTAGACTCTGATTTAGAATGTGAAGCTTGTAGTGCTTAATTAATCAGGAGTTACACCTAACATATCTGCTAAAGAAGGAGCAAATACTTTTACATCTCTTCTAACTTTTTCAGCGGTTGTAGAAGTACTTGGATTATTAATATCAGCTTGAGCTTCTTCTTCTGAGTTATACTCAGCTCCTGTATCTACATTTGTAAGTGTTGTTTCAGTCTTTACTTTATAATGTGGAATTTTTCTTCCATCTTCAGTTGTAATGTGTCCTAGTAATTCAGCAGGTTCAACTATCGGCATCGTTTTTTTTCCAATCTATGTTAAAACTTAATACTACTCTATCCTTATCTGACAGATTACTCATAACTTCATGTTGTAACCATGATGGGAAAAAAATCAAGTAATTTTCTTCTGGCACCAAAGAAACGCTGTGAGCGAGGTGTATATTAGGGTTGTTGTTTTTTGGGGCACTTAGTATTTCAGCTTGCGGTTTAGGCTCTAGAAACACAATTTCTCCGCTTTTAGGGGGTACTTTCATGTAGTATACTCCTGACATAAAACTGTGTGGATGAGTATGTACATTATTTCTAGATCCTGGTGGATTAATTATGCCCCATAAACTTTGTAAAACTGGGTAACATTTTTCATTAACACTCATATGATTAAAAGCTTCGTGTGCATATCTTACTATATCGACGTTTAAATTTTTAAATTCTTTATAAGTATAAAGATTATCGTGACTATGCCATCCACCTACATTTGATTTTGGGTCTCCTTTTTTGTCTTTTAATTTTAAATTATAAAGTTTTTTAATCATTGCTGTGTTGTCCATATCGATTTTTAATTTAAACACAGGGGTAATAAATAATGAAAATAATTCCATGTTTCTCCTTTTTCTATAATTGACCTTTAGTGATCTCCAGAAAACTTGCTATAATGTGTACTTGATTGGCAGCGTTAGCTTGAACTTTAAGAACATCACTTTCTTGCAGAACTAAAGGTTGAGTCAATAATTCTGTGGTTGTAACTGTAGCAACACTTTTTGCTTTGAATAATTCAAAGGTTGCAGCACCTCTGACAACTTCAACATCAACTAAAGTTGTTGAACCAGAGTCATTGCAAACTAAAAGAGATTTTACTACATCCGTAGTAGGCGGAACAGGTGGCGTTGCACCAGCATTAGCCGTAGGAACTGTTATAATAGTTGTTAAATCTGTTGTGGTAATATCCACCATTG